GCGGGTAATTCTCTAGTTGGATTTGGATTATTTGGTGGTTTTGGTAACTCAGATTTTTCATAATAGAAGGAAATTTCTGCTCTTCTACAATAAAAAGATACTGGTGCAACAACATTTAATCTACTAACTTTAAAAAAGTCTCTTCCTCTACAATCCGTATTTAAAGAATTATTTGAAGCTCCTGAACTGGTTTCACCATAACTCTTAACATTTATATTAACTGTGCCATCAATATCCACCCAACCGAGATCTTTTAAACTTACACTTATGTTTAAGGTTTCTACTGGTTGATTTTTTGTTAATGTTTTTATCCATTTATCAAGATTAGGTATTTCATTATTATTTGATATTCTTTTTAAGAAATCTTTTATTAAACTACTTGATCTTCTTAGGGATAATCTTTTATTGTGATCAACGGTTGCTATCGATGAAGTGGCGGAAGAAACATCAATAGTTATATTTTGGACTATTTTTTGGGAAATATCTGTTTTTAATTGATCTGTTCTTGATACATATTCATTAAAGTTGTTTTCTAATAAGGAAAAATAGGTTGTCAACTTATTTACTTGTTCGGAAATATCCTCATTTACTGGATCTGGTGATCCGTAGATGTTTTTTTTGTCTCTCATGGTAACAGTATCTACGGTATAACCACTTAATGTAGTCAAATCCACCTGAAGATGTGATGCATAAATTGATCTTTTTGTCAAATATGAATTATATAAACTAGTATATTCAATATCAGATTCTAATTTAGAATCGGGCATTGGTACATCATTGTCAAAAAATAATTGTGTATTTAAACTAATTTTTTCTTTTTTAGGTGTTGTATTTACACTAACAGATTCGGGTTCTTTTTTCTCAACCTCTTCTAAAACTGTTTTGTATTTTCTTATCACTTCAGGTTCTCCACCTTGATTTAAATATCTCTTTATTAAATCAATATCACTTGGTTCTAATGTTACATATTTTCTGATTAAATCATAGAAGTCTGTTTCTTGACATCCAGCAAAAAATGCGTTAATGTAATTATCTGCCTCTTCCTCTGACATCGATCCGAAAAGTTCTCTAATTAATAAATTTAAAATACTTGGATGGTCAACAACGACTTTAAATGATAATGTTCCTGTTCTTTCGGTATTTTGATATGTATATATTGGTTCGGGTCTCCCTAAAAAAGAATTCGATTCCCATCTCGCTGAGATATTTTCATTAACCTTTAAATCATATGGTGGAAACCACATAACTCTACCTCCATTTGGTCCTCTTTCGCAATATGGTAAATCTAAAACAGTAAATCCGGGTTGATTAGAGGTTTTCCATGCCAGGTTTTCAATTGAAAACATATATTTCTTTGCATAAAAACTTTTTCCGTCTTTATCAGGACCAAATGGATAACCATCAAATATATTAGTAGATCCATCAAACCCTCTTTGCCCATTAGACATTGGAGCAATATTTAAATTCCAAGGATCCGATACAATAGATCCTTCAAACTTTCTAATATTACCTCCTCTTTTCATTGTATCGGAAAGAGAAAAATATGGTCTATCTTTTGTCCATGTTCTACAATACTCTACACCCGTTTCTTCACCATATTTGTCAATGTATTTTATTGCCGACCCCCTAGACATGTAAACATCACCTTCCCTGAATATCCTACTTGTTTGGTCAATTACATTCGCGATATGAGATCTTGCTTCACCCGCATTGGTTGGCATGGTGTCAAGTATCTGTTGAGTAATTCCTAATATCGAATCTTCCCTGAATTCATGACCGATTGATAGTGAGTTATCGAAATTAAATCTTTGACTTTCAAATTGCTCGTTGTTTTCCCCGATCTTATTTTGGGATTTTCTACTTATCCATGTTAATCTACCACCAATTTCACCATTATCGGTCGCGTTTTTCTTTCCTTCAAATAATTTTGTTTGTACGGGGTCGAATAATAAGCTTAAATAATAGTTACTTCTAACAGGTCGATCATTAAAATCATTCATTGCATAACGAACATCATTTGACCTGTCATTACCAATATATTGTATGGTTTCTGGCGCATCTGATCCTAACATTAAATTCACTGGCTGGTTTCTTGCGTCTGCGGTGTAATTTGGTGCATATGTGGAAAAGGTTAATAAATTAAACAAATTTTGTCTTTGTCCACTACCCATATAATCGATAAAAATATCTGAAGGTTTTTTAGATGGTTCAAATCTTTTTCTAATACCAAATAAAGAACCTAACGCATTTGTTGTGTCATTAAAAATTCTATCAAAAAACGTATTTGGATAATTTCTGTAGTTAAGAGGATTAGATGGGTTTGTTAGATAATCTCCGGGTATTTCCACCCAAGGAAATTCAACACCAGCAACAGTTTGTAAAAAATCTACACCTTTACCAATTAAAGACTGATTTACAGTAATACTATAATCATATTCAATTAATGGTTCTCTACCTGTCAACAGGTTTACCGCGGTTGCGAGATTACCATCAATAGCATCCAATATCCTTACCCTACCAGCAGTTTCTGTATATAAATTCTGTTGTATTCTCGCATAAACAGGACCTTTTTGATTTGTATCCCTAATATATGAGGCGGCGAATTTAAATAACTCGGATTCTGTTTCATAGTTACTATTTGACATAATACTGATTAAACTATGATGTTCCGCGTTAAAATATGGTGTTCCCTCGTAATACAACGAAAGATTAGCCCTTCTTGGTATTGTGTCAAAAGTTTCTTTAACAAAATATTCCAACGGTTTGAATATGTTAGATGTTTGTGGGATAGATAAATCAAAAGGTCGGTTTGTATCGACAGCACCAGGATCGACGTTGGGTGAATCGGTCAAATTTTGTACTATATAATTTGTTGATGTAAATGTTTGTGGACCATTGGGTACTTGCAATGTCCTACCTAACATAAAATCTCTAAAAACTTTCGTCGAATTAAAATCTAATGGCATTAATTAGTTTTAATAATAAATAGATTATCTCTGAAAATTCAAGGATTTACATATAAATAATCTCTCGGATCTACATTAAACGCACTTTTAACTAAATCAGGATTTTTTAATATTTCTCTACTGAAAGCATCCACAATTGGTTGGGAGGTTACATTAACATCATGTTTAATGGTTATCTTACCGTCACTTACTTTCGTTGTTTCCTTTTCAACCACTTTTTCTGTGGGTTTCATATACTTATCCAAATCATCTTTCGTGACAAAATTGTTTTGTTTTGTGTTTTTTACAATATCGGTATAGTCGTTTTCTACTTCAACCGTGTTTGTCTTTTTAAATGTTTGATCGAAATATGATGGGATTTCCTCAAATCCATTTAATTTTTCACTTACAAAACCGTATTCTTTATGGTAACCTTCAATTAGTTTACTATTATTCTTAACTAAATTTTCGAAACCATTTATGTTTTCATCAACCATCCTTGTCATTTCGGTTAATATTACATCTGTGGTGAAATCGTCTATTTTGATAAGATTGGATTTATTTTCTTTCGATGTTGATATTTCCTCATTATCTTTTTTTGGATCGATTGATGGTATCTTTTTATTATTATTTAATAATGCATTAGTAAACGCTTCCTGTGTTTCAGTTTTTGATTTAGTGTAATCAAACAGTTGTTTTGGTCCATTATCAGGTGGGGTAAGATTAACTACTGGTGGAGGAACTATAGGTGGTTTTTCGTCCACTTTTGGTTGATTAACAACATTAGGTTTTTTATTTTGAATATTTTGATTTTTAATATTCTCATTTAAATCTTTACTTAATCCTAAAGCCACATATGTATTTTGTCTTATGTTATCTAAATGTTGTGTCTGTTCCTGTTGTGTTTTATTTTCTACAATATTTGCCTTAATTGATAATTCTTTAGGAATTTCTTGCTGTGGTGTAATTCTTTGATTATTATTGGTTATATTTTGTTGTTCATTTGTAAGTTCTCTATATCTCGGAGTTAAGTTTGTTGTTGCAAATTTATCAACACCGAAAAATTCTTTCATTGTTTCCATTACGGTAGTAACTTGACCTGAATTTTCTTTTGCAACGGTATTCACAACATTCGACAAATCCCTAGTATTATAACCAAACTGTTTCTTTAAGACATCTTGGAATATCGCTTCCGAAGCCCTTCCTCCCCTATTTCTAGCCAATGCCGCCAAAAACGCAACATCACGTTCTATATTCATGACACTTGTTGCCTGATTTCTGATAATCTCTTCCGGAGATAATTGTTTAAACTCTTCTTGATACATTAAAAGAGTTTTTGCGTTTTCTTGAGTTAGGTTCTCTAAAGCAATTGTATTACCTTCGATATTAAGAGCCTTTCTTAATCTTTCACTATTGATTTCGATGGTCATTTTACCATCCCTCATTTGGGCAATGTTTGTTAGAAACTCTTGTTGTTCTGGTGATAACGTTAATCCCCTTAACATTAAATCCGTACTTGCTGCGGTTCTTTCTGCTGCCGAAATTGCTCCCTTAGCTAATTCTTGATAAGAAATACCTAATTGAGATGCCATTTCTTTGGCTCTTCTAAGATTTACTCCAGTAATTTCAAATCTGCCTTGTTCGTCATTATATGTTGCCAATGAACTTGCTGCTCCGATCAACGCATCTTGTAATCCCTCAACATTGTTTGTTGCCATATACATTAACTTTAAGGGATCATTAAAATCACCAATAGCTCCACCCAATACCTGTAAATTAGCGCTTAATTCTATTGCGCCTTCTGGTGACAATACTTTATCCGCGATAGTAAATACGGATTCCATGTTCATTCTAAACTCAACGGATTTTCGAACCATCTGAGATAATCCCTCAACACCGTTCTTAAAACCATATTCATTTAATTTTGATAAATTTGCTGCTAAGTCTCTTGTCACAGTTTTTGATCGTAGTCCTAGCTCTAAAGCCTTTTGACCCGCATCACCAATTCTTTCCTGAGCATCGGCAGCCCCAATCCCAACCTTCTCAAATTCAGGATACATTTTAACAAGTTCCCTCAATTCACCGACGTATGCACCAGCAATTTCTCCAGCCCTCTCAAAGGTTTGTTGATTTATAGTATTAAATCTACCAGTTTGTTCAACTAACTCAATCGCGGATTGGGCTAAATCTTCAAATCCGATACCTAATTGTAATAATCTTGGATTTGCATTTGTCAATTCTTCTCTAAAATCCTCAGAGAATTGACCTGTTAAACCCATTTCCTTATTTACACGACTTAGTAATGCTGTTTGTTGTTCAAAATATAATTTAGCATTATCCTTCGCCTTGTTGAAAATATCAAAAGCAATTTGATTTAATCCCTTTAATTTACCTTCCGCATCAAAGACAACATCAAGTACGTCTTGTATTTTAACTTCTTCGTGTTCAATACCTTTAAGGTATTCTCTTTTTTGGTTAGCATAGAGTATTTCTAATGGGGCAGTGAAAATATTGCTACTATTACTAAACGCACCATTTAATTGATTATTATTTGTTTGTACTGATGATGATCGATTAAAACCATCCCACATACTTTCAGCTAATTTCCTATCAATTGTTGATCCAGGAGGTTGATTAGCCATTACATAATTAACGAAACCTTTTTTATCGTTCTGATATCTTTGATAGATTTGAAATACGTCCATTGAATATAAATATCCTACCCAGAATTTCTCATTTCAACAATGTATTGGATATAATAACGCCTTATGTAAACAGGCATGGATAATATATCCCCCCAAGTAAAACCTTCCCTTATTAAAAAAAGTATTTCTGTTAGTTGATTTTTTTTATAATCCGTAGAAAGGGCGAAAAAATTCAACCCCAAAGCCAACCTCAAACTCGACTTCTTCTCCTGATGGGGCTTTTACTTTTTGTGTTAATTCTAATCCGGGTTTGTTTTCATTAACAAACTTTCTAAAGTCTTGTGAATCCTTAATTGGCATGTTTTCAATGAAATTCCTAATGTTCATGATATCCCTGTTACCTGAAACAGATTTAATCATAAACTCCAATTGTTTTGTAACAACTGGGGCAACTCCAAGACCGTTCCAACTCTTTTGTATTTCTTTTATTTCGTTTTCTTGTTTTTGATTTAAAAACTTGAACGTAATTTTAATCTTTGTTTTTGGTAAAGTATATTCATATTCCCCGTTACTATCTGGAACTAAATTAAATTCTTTGAAATTTAAGGAAGATAGGTCTAAGGCGACTTTAAATTCTTCGTCAGTCTTTGGATCTCTTAGTGTTACATGATATTCGGTACCAAATGCGGTATTTCTCAAAAAAATAAGAATTGCTCTCCTATCTTCTTCAACTAGATCATCTATTGATATATCTCTATCTAATATTTTTCTTTTCAGTAATTCATTAACAACACCATTTGATTGAATTAAATTGGGGGAGGATAAAATATTTTCGTCCGCTGCGGTTAGGTATGCAACCCTTAGAGATTTTCTGTTATTTGGATAATGTATACCTCTACTCGGTAATTCAACAACATCATACGATATCGACGGATCTATTCTTAATTCTTCCATATTGAAGAATATAAGGGATAATTAAATTTTAGTAAATAGAATTTTTAAATTCCCATCTAATGTTTCCGCAGTCGTATATCCTATATACCCCTCTTTCAAACATTATTTCTTGTTCTGTTTTTGATTTGTCAAATCCTTCTTTAATCAGAACCGATTTTCTGAAATTAAATCTGTGATATCTTAGATTGTTAATAACATACCAATAATTTGGTTTGGATTGGGATACTTTAGTAAACCCTAATTTTTCATACATTCCCCCATTGAATAGTCGAATATCTGAATACGACACAATCTTTTCTGGTTTGTATTTTTCTAAAAAATATTTAAACAATTTACTTGATCCTCCAACAACATTTGTATTAATCACGTTTGCAAATCTGGTTAATTCCCATTCGTCTTTCTTACCTCCCATTATCACTCTACCCTTAGAAAATGTCATGACAGATACCAATTCCTTACCATAATAAAGACCAATTCTTACCTTAGAGTTTACATTTCCCTGAATGTGATTTTGTTCCAAAAATTCTTTACATATTGACTGATTAATTTCCTTTATGTTACATTTACGAGCATAAATAACGTTATCAATTAAATTCAATCTATTTTTTATAATTGATTTAACAATATCTTTTTTATATATCCATTCATCTTCAAAAACGTGAATTAAATCAATCCCGTTACTTTGACAATCCAACGTTTTTCTTAAATGATAATCCGTTGGTAAAAACAATTCATTGTGCCAATAAACACCATTAACCTCAATTGCAATGTTTTTGTTTTCAATGAATATATCTAATTCACCTTTAATTACATTTCTTATCGACTTTTTATGTTCAATATTCATTGTGTTTAAAAAAGATGAAATTTCTTGCTCGTAACCACTTATAAAAGATTGACCAACAGGGTTACAATTAGTACAAATTGTATAATTTCTTTTATATCTCTCATATAATAATTGTTTATTGATTTCAAAACTATTATTACAATCTTTACACATTATTGTAACCATATTTTTTCCAATGTCAATAAAATCAACATCAGGATATATCCCCTTAAAGTTTTCGATAATTTTATTTTTGAATGAGTTGGATGTTGAATAATTTTCTGTACCATATCTATTAAGGCACGTATTCTTGTATTTTAGAAAATTATTGTAATTCTTATCTCCGTACCTTTCTAATTTCGTATTTTTTTGTTTTTCAATATTGGTGTATTTGTCGTCACCATATCTTTCCAATTTTGTCTTTTTTTGTTTTTTAATGAAATCAACATGTTCTGGATAATAATCCACCCCGTATTTTGATTTCATCGTTTTTTTAATTCTTGAATTCATTTCATCCTTGTTCTCGTTAATACATTTTAAAGAACAAAATTCACCGTAAGGTTTATCTAACCTATTTCTAAACTTAATATCTTCTCCACATGTCTTGCACTTTGGTCTCTCTTTTAAACCTAAAAAGTAAAAAACAATTTTTTCTTTGAAAGAAATATCCTGATACCCAAGATTTTTTGAATACTCTATTATCTCTCGGTGTTTTTCAGGATGGTTTTGATGAAACCAATTTTCTCTTGTTTTGTAACCAGAGGAATTATCTGTTTGGAAAAATGAAAAATCCATATACTATATTGAAAGATGTTTCTTTAATTCTTCTATTACCCACTCCGGTCTCTCATTTATGTCTTTTTCCCAAAACCGAATTAATTTAATGTTGTGGGTTTCACACCAAGTATTTTTTCTTTTATCGTTTTTTTGATTTTTTAATTGTATCGGATATTTCGCGTCGCGATGTATGGTATTTGGATTGCAATGGTAAAAATCACCGTCAACTTCTATTATGATATTATGTTTTGGTAAATAAAAATCAAAAAATGTTTTTATTTCATAAATTAAATGATTATGGATATAATCAACATCTTTAATTAATCCAATTTTCCCAAGAAAAACTATAAATAAATCTTCTAATTTAGATGTTTTTAATTTACAATTAGTTCTTAATCTTTCTAAAGAATAATGTGACATTATTTTTCTAAGTTCCGGATTATCATTAAATCTTTTTATTTGAGATTCTGAAATTTTTTTTCTACTTAAATCTGTGACCACCCTACCTTTATTGGATATAGATATTTTTTCCCCTCTTTCTTTATTGTTTCTCAGTTTTTCTTTTATACCTTCTATTTTCTGTTTGGTTTCTTCCGTATCTTCTTCCCACCATCTACGATACATTCCTTTTTTCCAATTTTCTGATTGTGTTTTTGCTGATTTAATTTTTGATTCCGGATTTTTATGAAAATTATTTTTACCCGGAATTCTATTATGGTGTGATTGAATAAACCTACTAAACCCTTTCGTTACCGATATAAAACCAGTATATTCCCCACAACCACATTCACATGTAGGTCTTATCCCATTGTATTTCATTTCAATACAATAGTCTTCTGCAGATTTTTTATGTATTAATGATTGGTGTCTAAACAACCCAGAGTAATTAGTGAATTCTTTTTCACATATAGTACAAACAAAATTTCCCATATACATAAATATATGGGAAATAAAGTAAACTGCAAATGGATAGTTGGATAAAACTAGTACACATTTATACAACGATCCATTCTGAGGGTACATTGAATGTTTGCTAGATCATCTCTAGAATAATCTAGGTCTCCGAAGTTTAAGTCCGCAATAAAGCAACCTTGTAGTATCCATTTTTCAACTACAACTCCCGTTGGATCAAGCATTTCCAATTCAACATCTTTCTTATATCCTGCAGCATAACCCATTCTACCCGTTACTGATTCAGCATGTAATCTGAACCACTCCATCAACGCTTGTGTAGCCGAAGGACCGATTGGGTCTTTAAATGTTACTTGAATTGTGTCCCATGTAAATCTACCAGCAACATATGTTGAAGTATTTAAAAATGGAATTTCAACTGGATTAATTTTTGCTGAAGGTCTTTTAGCGGATGTAACATACCACTCATTTATACCCAATGAAGATGGGAACCTTACGATAAATCGGTTTACTCTTTTCGGTTCATATGGAACCGGCATTTTCATTAGTAAGTCTGCCATATTTATTTTATATTTGTTATTGATAAATATCTCGTTATGAAAAAAAATAAATCTGAGTTATTAAAAATTATTTTGGAGGATAATAAATCCGGATATAAAACAAAAGAGAAATACTTTTCTAAAAATTTTCCAGAAGAATATGAGGAATTGAAAACATTCGTTGGTGATAACGATTTATCGTCTTTACCATTCAAAGAAAAATTATATCATTTTTTAAATGATATTGAAACCATTCCTGTTTGTATCGAATGCGGTAAGAAATTGAAGTTTAAAAAATCTTTCTCTGGTGGATATGGAACTTACTGTTCAATAAACTGTACAAATAAGTCCCAGAAACACATAAACAAGGTAAAATCGACGAATATTTCTAAATATGGTGGAATATCCCCAATTAGTTCAGAGGTCGTTAAATCGAAGATAATGAACACCAATTTGAAGAAATATGGGGTTGGGAATATTTTCGAATTAAAAGAATATATACAGAAAAGAATAAATGAAAAATATGGTAATCCGATCATTACGAAAACCAATTTTTACAAAAAAAAGATGCAGAAAAAGTATGAAGAAAAATACTCCCATCACGATATTGAAAAATCTGATGAAAAAATAATTTATTCCTGCCCAGTATGTTTAAAATCCTCTGAACATGATTATAATTCTTTCAATTATCGGAATAGGAATAACATATCCCAATGTAAATATTGTGTTCCACCATATCAATCAATGATTGAAACCGAAATGGAAAATTTTCTAACAGAAATTGGGTTATCTTTTAATAAACACAATAGAAAAATTATCAAACCAAAAGAAATTGATTTTTACATTCCAGATAAAAAAATCGCAATTGAATTAAATGGATTATATTACCATAGTGAGCATTTTGTTGATGCGGATTACCATAAAAACAAATGGTTGGAGTGTTCTAAAAATGAAATAGATTTAATTCAAATATGGGAAGATGAATGGAAGGATAAAAAAGATTTGATAAAAAAGTTAATATCAAATAAAATTCTAGAAAATCATAATAAAATTTATGCTAGAAAATGTGAAATATCATTATTGGATAATGATGTATATAAATATTTTGTTGAAAATCACCATATCCAAGGGTATGCTCCGGCAAGAATACGGTTGGGGTTATTTTATAATAACGAACTGGTACAAGTGATGTCATTCTCATCCCAGAGAAAATTTATGGGAACCTCAAAAGTTGAAAATCATTATGAAATGATAAGACTTTGTTCCGTTCCTGATATAAAAATAATTGGTGGTTCCAAGAAATTGCTTTCATATTTTGAGAAAATGGTAAAACCAGAAAAAATTGTTAGTTATTGTGATGTTCGGTATTTCTCCGGAAATTCATATTTGGATATGGGATTTAAATTCGTTGGAACAACGAAAGTTAACTATCATTACGTTAAACCGAATGAAAATAAAAGATTACATAGATTTAATTTCAGAAAAGATAAATTGATAAAACTAGGATTTGATAAAAATAAATCAGAAAAAGAAATAATGTCCAACCTTGGGTATTTCAGAGTTTACGATGCTGGAAATAAAAAATTTGAAAAATCATATTAAGACTTGATTTTGTCAAAAATTTTCGTTATTTTTTCTATATACCCAGTATACTGGAACCAGAATAAAGAATAATAAAACTAGAATAATAAATAAATCTAGAATATCTAGTAAACTAGAATAATAAATAAATCTAGAATATCTAGTAAACTAGAATAATAAATAAATCTAGAAATAATAAATCTAGATCTAGAAAACTAGAATATATACTGGGCCATTTCTAATGGGAAAATATTTACTCCCAATTACCCTTCCTGTATCGTGTTAAAACGTTTCACGTATCACATTAATGTTTTACATTTAACATATGAGAATACGTAACCCAAAAGGGAAAAGAAAACATACTTGTAGTAAATGTAATGAACTAATTGATCTGGAATTATTGGAGAAACAACGATATTGTAGAAAATGTAGAAATGAGTATTCTAGAATGTTTAGAAAAAAGCATCACCAATTAAGTGATGAAGAAAAAAAGAAAGCTAACGCCAGATCGTATTTACATGTTTATATAAAAAGAGGTAAGGTATTTAAACAACCGTGTTTGGTTTGTGGAAACCCAGAAACCCAAGCCCGTCATTTGAATTATGATAAACCTCTTGAGGTTGAATGGTATTGTAAGAATTGCTGGAAATAAGTACTAATCTAATTTTAGTTCAAATTTGAGTGTTCCACAATCCCAGATCCGTTTATAACCTAAATTCTGAACAATTTCCCATTCTTTAAATTCTCCAATAATTGAATATTGTTTTTTCAATTTATCCTTTCTAAAATTAGATTTATGGTATCTTTTATTACCCTTAACATACCAATAATTTGGTTTATTTTGTTTTGTTTTAATAAATCCTAATTTTTCATATAAATCACCATTTGACCATCTCTTATCCGCATAACTATATATCAATGATGGGTAGTATTTTTTTATAAAAAAAGATAAAAGTTTCGATGCTCCTCCAACCACATTTGTGTTTTGTAGATTAGAAAACCTAGAAAGTTCCCAATTCCCTTTATTCATGTTTTTGGATATAGAATTAAATGTCATAACAGAAACCAATTTTTCCTGATAAAACAATCCAATTTTGATTTTTGAGTTACAATTACCCTGTATATGGTTTTCGTTTAAAAATGTTTTTGTTTCGTTAGTAAGTATTTCTCTTACTACACAATTTCTTGCATAAATTTTTTCATTATTCAACTTTAATATTTGATTTATTCTAGAAAAAACAATATTCTTTTTATGTATAAGTTCATCCTCAAATATGTGTATTAATCTTATACCAAGATTTTCACACATTTTAGTTTTATCTAAATGATACGACGGTCTTTTAAACATATCACAGTGCCAATGAAGTCCATTATACTCAATTGCAACATTAAACTCCGGTATAAAAATATCTAATTCAAATCCATTAAGTATTTTAGTATCATTTTTAATGTATTCGATGTTTTTTTCATCTAAAAAATCATATAACACAGATATTGATTTATCAAATTTATTTCCACATATGGGGCATCCCGATCCTCTTAAATGTAAGTCAGGGGTTTGTTCGAATATTCCATGTGTTTTACACATGATTTTTACTTTATCATGAGATCTATTATATTCAGTAAGTGAATAGTCATATTTATTTTCGTGAATCCTATTAGATTCTTCAATAAATGTAAATTGAGGTTTACGTTTTTTGTTACTAACATTTATTAAAGAACACTTTGGACACCCATGACCCTTTTTATGTACATTATATGTTTGGTAAAATTCACCATGTTCTTTACAAATAATTGTTAGTTTTTCTGTTTGTTTTTTGTAAAAAACCTTTGAATAATCATACCTATTTCCATGAACTTTAATTAATTCATTGATAACCTCATCATTTGATTTGTTTTTTCCACTACATTTAGAACATCCATTACCGGCTAAATGATCTTTTAATCTGATTTCAAAAACTCCGTGATTTTCACATTTAACTTTAACAATATCTAAAGTATTTTTAAACTCAAGAAGAGAATAATCATATTTATTTTTATGTTTTAAGTTTAGAATTTCAATTAATTCATCTTTACTTCTATTAAATCCTCGACATTTTGGACACCCGTTACCTCCATTAATATGTTTGTATGGAGTTTGACTAAATAACCCATGTTTTGGGCACAGTATATTCACCTTCGTTCTATTATTAACATATAAAACATTAGTATAATCATACTTTTCCCCATGAACAGTTTTTGCCCTTTCTATAAATTCTTTTGTTTTCATTCGTTTATGGTAACACCAAATGGTGCATATATAAATATAAAAAAAAGGATACAATTTTGTATCCTTTTTACTTTATTTAATATAAATATTAAATATTTTCGAATGATGCACCTGTTGGTGTGATGATAAACTCAACATCGATATACTCGAGTGATCTAGTAGGTTTGATGTAAATTTTTCCTCTTAATGTATTTGCATCAATATCTTCTGGATCGTTTGATACCGTTACTCTGAAATCTGTTAAACCTCTTTCTTTCTTAATTGCTTCAAGAATTGGGTTAACTAATCTCAAGAATTCGGCTCTAACTTGTTCATCATTTTGTTCGAAGATTAATCTAATAGCAACTGCTGAAATTAATTTTCTTGCTCTTATCAATAATCTTCTAACATTAATTCTATCCAACGCCGATTCTCTTACTTGTAAAGTTTTATTACCCCAAATAATCGTACCGGTATCGGAGAAAGTTGCAATTGGGTTAATCCTGTTTTGATATAAATCATCCCTCTCATCCAACGTTAATTTTTTGGATGCTTTAATTGATTTCACTATACCTCTAGTATAACCAGCAGATGCAAACCAAGGATATGCTACATTATCTGTTAAAGCGATATTTCTAACAACCTCACAAGTTGGTGGTAAATAAAGTTGACTTTGGTTATCTTCGTCCCTCACCAAAATCCATGGCCAGTATGTTGCTGAATAGTTAGAATCTAACCCAACAAAATCAAGATCATCAATCACATCACTAGCGGTTTCTCTATTTTTGGAGTTGATGATATATAGGGAATCCGCTCTATCGGTTTCAACCATATCTATTGCGAATTGTGTCAATGAACTGTGGTCAAAGAAATTAATTCCGGCCGTTGCGAAAACGTTGATATCAATCGCCTCTGGATTTGCGAAAGTTTGGATACCCGCCGTGTATGCGTAATAGTCTGAGTTTCCTACATTCGGATTAAAAACACCGTTATTTGTGGTATTACCATTTGTATACATTGATTTACCATAAATGTAGTTATCTCCAAAAGTTCTTACATTTCTATAAATGTCCCAACCATCAAATCCACCACCGATTGCGAATGTGAATTTTCTATACTGAATTGATTCAAGTATTCCTTTATCTGAACCTTCTAAATCATATTCGGTCGTTCTGAACGCAAATCCGTCCGTTGTACTACCAGTTAATGTTGATGCGTTTACAGATAAATGGAAACCATGAGTTATACCAGTTGATGTAGTACCTTTAAACTTCAATAAATCGGCATCAAATGCATATCCTTCTTGAGTTGATAATCCCAAAGATACTTTTTTAACTCTATCACCATTTGAAAGTACAGGTGTTCCGTCAGCCTCATATCTTACCACTTCACCAGCACTGAAATATTGGGTTTTATATAAAACAGAACCTAATGTTCTTCCATTGAAATTACTATTTGTTACAAACCCTTTAAAACCCGCAGGAATTGCGTCTATTGGGTGACTATCGACCATTTCCAACATTACATATTTTGACTTTAATCCATAAAAACCATCTGAAGTACCAATTTTCTTTGCAATATATCCCGGTAATGATGGATTCATAGAGCATCTTGAAAACTTCTCAAGAATAACCATGTTGTCATCAGTATCATTAAAATCACGAACAAGAACATCAAATTCACTTGTTTCTAAATTGATATTCTGTATCATAATTTTAACTTCAAAATTTGACGATTCTCCATCAGAAATCGGGATTACTCTAAATAAGTCATCAACTTTGTTACCTCTGACTTCAGATACAACCATTGGAGATACCCCAGTTGACCACTCAGTCAAGAAATTATTAGCTTCGGTATTGTATGTGGTTGATAAACTAATACCCCTAATTAAACCAAAATCATATAAATTTTTAATCAAATTTGTATAGATTTCATGAACATATACTGGGTAGGATGAGTAATCCTTATCATATACATCATTACCTAATACTTTTGTTATAAAACTTGACGATGATGCATCGAATGAGCAATCGAATGTTTTTGCACCTTCCGTGTATCCACTTACGTTTATTCTAAAGACACCCATAGGGTTATTTGTTACGTTATCAACCGCAGAAAGAGTAAGACTGGTGTTACCAGTAACTTCTCTAATTAAGGTAGAACCATCGTAATGTCCTCTTGGTCTTAAAGATGCAACAACTATGTTATTATAATCAGTATTTAACGATGCGTCATATATGTATCTGGTAACATTAAATTCGGTACTTCCACTATCAAAGATGAATAGATATGAATAAACTTCCGTTAACCCAGATGAGAAAAATACGTTAAACCATTCTTTACCATGAGTACTTTCTTCATTTATAAGACCAGTTAATGGTGAAACCATTTCTCTATTTGCTGTTAGTCCAGTTAAGTCACTTTCAGGTACTAAACCAATAACGAACCATCTTCCATGATCAGCAACAGTTAATGTTGTATCTAAAGCGGCAATGTAATCAGTTATTGAGTCACCATCAACAGATGTTTTACCTGATAATTCAGCGTAGTATCCACTTGCGGTAACATCGGTAGGATCCATTGTTCCTGAATCGGTAGTTGGTGTGGTTTCGGTGTCAACAATAAGACCACCTAATGTTGAAATACCGTATGATGCGTATGGTTTATATCCTGTGAGACCAAGAATTCTTGTGACAAATAATTGATTAGATTCTTGTAAATAAGATTTAGCCACATATGGTAATTCATATCTTGGATTACCATCACCATCTTTTAGGGTTGAAGATCCACCAAAAAATCTTCTAAAATCGTCATAATTTGAGACTAATACTGGTTCAAATGCGGGTCCTTTTAAAGTTTCTCCAACAACACCTAATGTCGTAACACCGACACTCTGAGCTACAAAAGTTAGATCTTTTTCTGAAGTATATACACCCGGTGAAACAAATACTCTGTTTGAAGTTGCCATTGATTTTTCTGTTTGTTAAAATATTTTATTGCTTATCATATAAATATCTTTATTTTATCCAAAGATTTACTTAATTTTTAAATTATGGATAATAAAGTATCGATTAATATCTTTTTATATCTATGAAAGAAGAACAAAAAATGAAAAACATAAAAATTAGTGTTAGACACCACGAAATCCTAAAAAAGTATTGTAATAAGGGAGGACTAAAAATCCATAAAGTTGTTGAAAAATGGATAGATGAATTTTGTAAAACCAAGAACAAAGACATCTATGACGAATGACTTAGTATATGTAAGTCACCCCGATACTTGAACCACTTAATGGTGCATAATTTAATGTAAACTCCCTTTCCCCCGTTATTCCATAACCATCACCCTCTTCTTCAACAAGACCATTGATGTCTAAAGAAATAATATCTTTAATTGGGTTTAATAATTCAAATGACAACGTTGATCCATTGTAAACAAAATTTTGGGTTTGAACGAATAACGGTTTTCCATAATTGTCAATAAAGACATTATTTTTACCCTTAAAATATTTTATAGTTACTGTAGATCCCTCTGGTGGAGGAGTAACAAACGTAATTTTACTTGTTTGTGCAATGTGATAATAGTTTACTCCTAAAGTTTGTATTAATCCATTTATGGAGACATTGAATAAAATACTAATGGTTTCCCCAACACTAAATTGTGTTTGCATACCGTCACCATTAAAATTTACAATAGTTACATCAATGGTTTTATTGACATATTTTTTTTCATAGTTGTTGCTCGTGATAAACTCATTCATTAGAAAAAGTCTGCTTATGGCTGGTTTTACTTCAAATTCATCACTATCAATTAAAAATCCAAGCATTGTAAATTTGTAATTTTGAATATAAAATCTTCTTTCTTCAAGTGAATCAATTGGAGAACTATCATCGATGGAATCCAACACGATAGGAATATAGTGTCCTTTTACCGTTGTGTATGCTTGTCTAGATGAAAACTTCTGTAACACAATCTTATTAAACCTGTTTAGATCTCTGAATTTGTTACACACAATTGTAACCTCAAATGTGATGTCGATTGCAACTGGTTGTGGGATTTTATATATATCCGCACCTATTTGTGTCCCATTCCATGTTGGAACAGAAGCGTAATAAAATGTGGCCCTATCTGGAATTGTTCTTTGTGTGACGGGATTTGTTCCGGGTTGAACATCAGGTTTTCTTATTACAGCAATAAATGGAATTTGAATATTTCCATCATCGTCAGAAAATGACCAATTATTCGATAATTCAGCCCATTTTTGTATAGTTAAAATTTTTGGTAAAATAGGTATTTGGTTGTTATCACTAATAATTACAAAATTTTTTTTAACAAATTCCAACATACCCATATCTAAGTCATCGTGCAAAACAGAATCGGGTAAATATGAATCCGCCTTTGTAATTCTATCAAGAAGTTCCTGCCTCCTATTCATCAGGTCTTCCCCTTGATAGGTTTCTAAATTGTCATATACGTTTATGTTATTTTTTCTTTTTGGTAACGGCATTTTAAACTCCTCTGAATTCTGAATCTTGTACTATCGTACAAGTTATTGTTCTATAATATGGTTTATAACCAAACATTTTATGTTTATTGTCTGATGTTACGACCCCATCATTTGAAACACTATAATATCTTAATTTATTTTCTGTATCCGCATATCCAATGTAGTCACCATATTTTATGTCGATATTTAATTCATTAAGATGACTTATATAAACATAAAAAGTAAGATTACCGGGTTCGTTATATCTCAGTAAACCGCCTTTATATGCCTTATTCTTAGGACTTTCGATCGCTATCAAAGCATTAAACTCAACGGGAGGAAAAAATTTTATTTCATCTTTACCAACTTCACCGTAGACATCATCGATTTCAGTTTTGGTTCTATCTACCCTATATAAAACCAATTTCATATTAAGGTCACCATGTAGGTATTCTTTACCTAATTGCTCCTGTAACCGAAAATCGTCTTCAGAAAAAAATTTGGATAGCCTCGTTATGGGGAGCTTGTTGTCCATCATATTCATAAATAGTACCTTTTTGAAAGGTATTTATATATATTTTATAAAATATGGGTAAACAAATACCAGAAATTGAGGCTAGAAATATATTGGAAACCTATGATGGATTTAACAATCAATTATTAATATGGAAGATAAAGTTTGAGACTATAAAAAATTTTAAACTAACAAGATCTCAAGCAGAATATGTTATAAAGTACCGCGATGTTAAACCAAAGGTGGCAAAGAAGTATTTGACACTATTTTCATCTTATGGTGAAAAAATGATGGAAGATAAATTATTGACTAAACCCATTGAGAAAATATGGTGTGAAAAACTTTTATGTGAATCCGACAAAGCATACCATATATGGGGTAAAATATTAGATGGTGAAAAAGAGTTCTACGCTTTTTGGTTACCAAAATCTTCTATTGTTCAGGAGGAAAAAAAATTAGATAGGGTAATTGATTATTCGAAATATGATCACAGACCTCTAATGGAACACCAAAAAGTTGCTGTTGAGAAACTTTTATCAAACGATAGGTTCATTTTGGCTGACGAACCCGGTGTTGGAAAAAGTACATCCGCAATAATTGCAGCATTGGAAAGCGGTGCTAAGAAAGTATTAATTGTATGCCCCGCATCGTTAAAAATAAACTGGAAAAGAGAAATTGAATATTATAGCGATAGAAAGATCTTAATTATGGAGGGTAGAAAATGGGGGTCTACGTTTGATTTTTATGTCATAAATTATGACATAATTAAAAATTATCACACAACAGACAAAAACGAAGAGAGTGATGACTTTAAACTATTAGTTAATACAGGGTTTGATTTGGCGATTGTTGACGAGGCTCATTATCTCAGCAATAACCAAGCATTGAGAACCAAATTATTAAATGATGTTCTTCAAAAAATACCAAAATTGTGGTTATTAACGGGAACACCAATAACGTCAAGACCCATAAATTATTTCAACCTTCTTAAATTGGTTAATTCTCCATTGACACTTAATTGGCAGGGATATGTAAAAAGGTATTGCAAAGGATTTCAATTTAAAGCAGGGGATAGAAAAATATGGAGTACGAGTGGGGCGAGTAATTTAGATGAATTAAGAGAAAGAACAAAAGGAATTATTTTAAGGAGGACAAAAACAGAAGTCTTAGATTTACCCGAAAAAATAATAAACCCAATCTTTCTCGAATTAAATAATTCTTTATATGACGATGAAATTTTGGAGTTTATAAAAATCACCAAAGAAGAAAAGATTAATGAAAACATTGGTGTCACTATAAATAGATTGATGAAATTGAGACAAATAATCGCAATTGAAAAAGTTCCATACACCTGTGAATTAATTGATAAAACAATAGAACAAAATAAAAAAGTTATCGTATTTACCAATTTCACAAACAGTTTAGATTTAATTCATGAAAAATACCCTAAAATTTCGGTTGTTTTAGATGGGAGGATGAATAAAACAAAAAGACAAGAAAGTATTGATAAATTTCAAAATGACGATAAAATAAAGTTATTTATTGGTAATATAAAGGCGGCTGGAGTTGGTATTACTTTAACAGCGGGAGAGGTTGAAATAATGAATGACTTGTCTTTTGTTCCCGCGGACCATACTCAAGCAGAAGACCGAGCGTTTAGACACGGACAAAAAAACTCCGTTCTTGTCTATTATCCGATTTTTGAAAACACCATCGAAATGATTGTTTATAATATATTACAAAGAAAAAAGAATATCATAGACCAAGTTATGGGTGAAGGGGAATATTCAGAATCGTTTGCATCGGAATTAATTAAATCTATTCTTTAACTTTTTAAAGTTTTTGTTTAAAAACTCATCAAGATCTTTATCCGCTTTTTTCTTTATTTTAATGTGTACGGATAGTTCGTTGTTTTCATCTAAAATATCGAACTCATTAACATCCCCTTCGTTGACCAAATCGAACTTTATTTTATGTCTATAACAGAATTCTAAAATCTCCTGTAATTTACTTGTTATCGTCATTATTCAAATGATAAACTATTTATTGTATTATGTCTACTATTATAACACAAGAAGAAAGAGATAAATTATATACCCAAGTTTTACATCTACTGGGTATGCCAATCAGAGGGGTTGAATTGGCTGAGGAACAGCTAGATTCTTTTTTACAATTAGCGATATCGGATTATGAACAATACGTTTATGATTGGTTAATCGAATCTCAATGGGCATCTTTAGTAAACGTAGATATTGATACATTATCATTAACCAGGGCATTTACAACAAGAAGTTTGGATTACGAAACACAATATGCATATGCTTATTCAAAAATTGTTGGTTTACAGGCTGGCGGACCTTGGGTGTTAAAAAAAGATTTTATAACGTTAAGTGCAAACACACAAACATACGTGATACCCCCTAATAGGGAAATAAATGAACTTTTATGGTTTACCAGAGCTGAACTCACAGATTCAATTGTTGACCCATTTTTAGGTGGTTTTGGGGGTCTTGGTGGTGTTGGATTTGGTGGTGTTGGTGGTTTTGCACAAATGGGAGCTGCTGGATCTTATTTTTTATTACCGGCATTTGATCTTTTACTTAGGATGCAGGATAGAAATTTGAAAAACAGATTAATCGGTGGTGAATTAACATATAGAATTACTGCCGGTCCTGACGGAACTAAAATTGTTCATTTATACAATGTACCGGGAGGTAGATTTGATTTCGGCTCAATTAAAAACAATAATTACAAAGTTTGGTATTGGTATTATGACACAACGGACGGTGATAGAGACGATTGTTTGGCAAAAAATAAAGACATAATTAAATTACCTTCTGATGTTACCGTTGAGGAAATGAAATGGGATGATTTAAATAAACCCGCTCAAACATGGGTAAGAAAATATTTTATATCATACGCAAAAGAAGCTTTAGCGAGAGTTTGGGGTAAATTTTCTGGAGACTTACAAGTACCCGAAAGTAATATAAAATTAGATTATAGTACTTTATTAACCGAAGCAAAAGACGAAAGATTGAAATTAATTGAAGAACTAATGCAAAGGTTAGAAAGAATGAGACCAGAAAAACTTTTGGAAAGAAAAGCACTGGAAGCAGAAAACTTAAATAAGTCTTTAAAGTTTAGACCATTTACCAACCCATTCAATGCGATTTAAGAAATCATGGATTAAACGTGAACTGCGTGATATGCGTAGTCGTTTCCGTTGGTTTCAATAATTTCTTCATCCTCATTGCTTTTAACACTTTCAGATTGTAGAGAAACCACCTTTCTATTGTGGTCTACCCAATATTGATCTACAACATTTATACTATCATCTACATACATATAAAACGGGTCTTTTTTAACCCTATTCCAAAAAAGAACTTCACTATCTGATAATGTCATCACATCTTCCAATTTATCTTGTCCGTCTTCTTTTAAGGGATACCCACTCACTAATTCACATTGAAGTTTTGTAAAGTACTGTCTTTTACTCGGATCTTCGATTAAGATATCATTCCTAATTTCAGGTTTAAAGACACATAAAAGAGGTTCAATTCTTTTATTGAAGTTTGCAATATACCTCAACACATTATAATCACCAGTCCTATCGGGATAATTTTGGATATCTTTTTCCGTTATCATATAACAGTTGATATCAATCTCATTTGTTTTATTGTTTTTTTGAACGTCTCCATGTGATTTTTTAACACCATTATTCACATAATAAATTGTTTCTCCTAAAGTTGCGGGATAGTTATTTTTAATAACAAGTTCCATATGTGCTTGTCTCGACATTAATGATCCTGCTTTATTTGTCTTCAGAATATACTTTTTATAGTCCTCAACACTTTGTTTTACCCTGGCTTTGTTTGCTATTTTGGATAAGGGCATTTGTTTATTATATATTTTATCTATATTAGAATAATATAGTTCAATAAAAGATAAACCATCTCCGTTTAACAAATGCTTTAATCCCTCATCTAAAAAATCTACGATATATTGCTGGATTTTTTTTGACTTTATCGTGTTCCCTGTCAGTTTTATCTTTTCCTTTCCTTTCTTTATGGTTTTGATGATATAATTTTTTCTCGAAACATTAATTGAGGATGGGGCAATATAGTCAATATCTAAACCCATTTCATTTCTCATGAAAATGTCGTTGAATTCAGCAACATCAGCTTCAATCCCAACATATTCTTTATCCTTTATTACTAATTCATTTAATCCTTTACCAATATATCTATGAGTTTCAACTTCTGACGGAGTTTCTAAATTAATACCATCGGTATCCATTACGATTGGTTTGTATCCTTTTTTCGTAAAGAACATAATCATCATTCTTAAAAACTGTCTTCCTGTACAAGTAATCATTTCCCCCATGTTCATATCTCCCCAAGGAAATACTTGCGGGGCGGATAAAGAACCAAAATATGCGTTAATAAAAATTTTAATCGGTAATTGTTTTCTGTCATACATTTCCGACATTAACGGATCCTTATCTTTTAATTCCGTTGTTAATCTTTTGTATTGAATACGAATGTTTCTGAAATATTTTAACATCGACTTTTGTACACCCATTACATCGCAATCGGGAAATACATCATACACCAACTGTATAGAAGGATAAAGAGATGCGTAGTCAAATTTTACCACATTTTTTGAATATCCAACATTTAACAATCTGGATAACCCACCAGTAATAGCTCTTCTCTCATCTTTTTCAGGAATTGCAAGATTGTGTTCATATGACCAAGCCAACATTATTATTTTCCATAATGTTGCTGTACCCATAGTTGAGATACGTTCATATGTTGTCGGTACTAATTTAGATAGAAGGAAAGTTGATTGACTAAAACTATCGTCAACAATCATCGTTTCATACAAGTCATCATCAAGATATTGTTCCACTATTCTATGACCGGTCCATATTTCATATTTATTTGGATATTTCTCCAATAAGTTTTCTGTTCCCGGATCACCAATTTTTTTATATTTACCCGTTTTTGGATTAACATAATAGCTTTCATTTTCCAAATATGTCTTAGAAATAAACGCCCCATCCACATATACACGATTTGGTTTTTCCTTTTCTAGATATTTGGTTATGTATTTTAATCCCCAAGATTTAATTTCTGAATTTATAGCCTGAGCTCTTCTAACTGAATGAGAAATATCAACAATATTAAATCCCCATAGTATGTGTTGGGTGTACGGTTCTATTTCGTTTGCTAATTTTAAAACCCCTTCTTTTTGTTTTATTCCATCATTTGTAAAAATTCTGGTGACTTCTTTTATATCCAATTTTAACATTTCTGCTCTCTTTAGTATAAAAGGAAAGTCGAATGATGCGGAATTATACCCACCAATTATCGTTGGTTTAACTTCTTTTATAATTCTAAAAAACTCTTCAATACACTTTTTTTCACCGTTCTCACCAAAGGCAGGTATTGTTTTATGTAAACCCTTATTATCTTTTACACCAATCAATATTATCTGATCTTTTTCAGGATCTAAACCCGTCGTTTCGATGTCAAATACAAAACGATGAACTTCAGAATAGTCTTCTAAACCCTTAAATAACCTTTTTTTCTTTTGAATAAGGTATTGTTCCACGGGAGACAGTATCGTGAAATATTGTTTGTATTTATCCCCCCAAGGGTCGATACCTCCCTGTTTAAAAAAGTTAATTAAATCGACATAACTCTTTATACTTTTTACCAAATAAGTCATGCCATTTTCTAACCTTGAATTACCATGAGTTTCTAATTTTTCAATTAGAATACCATGTTCATTCATTTTTCTTTTTTGTAATGTTTTGGAATTATTGTAAAATCCTAAACCAGTCAAGTCGGAAACCCATAAAAACGGCACCAAATCATCGGACTTAGTGATTTTACCCTTTTCAGGGTCTTGTATAATCTTAAAAATTTTATTTGATTTGTAGTCGTACTCTACCCCAACAATATACTTTTCTGGGTCTGATCCATGTAAAAAATCCTCAATAACTTCTTGAGATATGATTTCCTTCATTATTCAATTATTTTAGTTTGACACATTATCTTGCGATAAACGCAATTAGTCTTAATTAATCAAATAATAACGAAAATTCGTTTAATATCAAATTACATTGATGAATAACTTTTCACGAATTGGGAGTATTAATTTATTTGTTGTGTTTCCACTAATATCCAAAAATTCGATATTGATTTTTCCTTCATACCTACCAACTTGAGATGTTTGATCTTCGGTAAATTGATAAACGATATAATACTCATCACTAACATTAGAATATTTTTTTATTCTGTTGGTAACATTGCATGTGCCATTTAAAATGTAGTATTGATTTGTTTTTGTATCAAACATTTCAAATGTTATGTTAGAATTCTCCAACAAATCATTAAATGACGATTTATCGTTTTTTGCATCATCTACCATTCTCATTTTTAAAATCGGTGATGACGATCCCTGTCTTATAAAAAATTCCATATTATATAATTATTCTCCCCCTATACAATTTCCAACTTCAATATATACACATTCCGATGTTTGTCCCGATGCACACACATCACCATTATAACTTAAACTATCCATCTGAACACAATTGAATGTTTGCATTTGTCCTGGTAAAACCTCAATAGGAGTTTGAGGAGATCCTCCACAATCATTAAAATCAACACTTATTGTTTGTCCCGTATAATAGTTGGTCACAAAATAACCAATACACGGTAATGGTGTGGGTGTAGGAGTTGGTGTAGGTGTTGGGGTTGGTGTGGGTGTTCTTGTTGGACCTGGAGTTGTTACATTAACAACATTATGATCTCCATCAATTGAAAGTAGTATTTTGCCTTCAGAACTTTCTGGTAATTTAAAAGAACCTGAAGTTAACCTACTATAATAGATTTTACCCGTAAAATACCCAATATCGTTAAACCCTCGACCAAAACTCATTTCATCAGCAACACATCCATCAAAAATCCCACTAGCTATTGTGTCTTGTGGGTTATTCCATCCATAACCAAAACTTCTTGCTCCTGCAACACAATTTTTAAATATACCAGATGCAACACCGTATTCATCATCAATGGCAAGAGAAGACCCAAAACTATTGTCACCCGCAACACAATTTTCAAAATATCCTGAAGCCACACCACCATTATTCGATACACCAAACGAAAAATTACCTGCGATACACCTTATAAATGTACCAGACGCTATGTTACCAAAACTAAGAACTCCCCCCTCACAATCAATATAAGTACCACTTATATCTTCATACGGAGAAACACCAGAATGACCAAAACTATAATCGCCACCCTTACAATTTTCGACAACTAATTGATTGAGATTGTTACCAACAATAAATGGTTTACTTAACGTATCAATCCCCTTTATTTGTGAATTATTCGCACTAACATTTATTGTACCTGCACCACTAAATACCACATCTCTTTCACCTGTTAATGAAATTAAATCGATATAATTGGTGTCAACAAAAAAATCACTTGAAAACCCATAATTACCTGGCGCAATTACAATTATTACCCTATTATCGTCACTTTTTGCTAAAGAATTTGGATTTAATGATTTTGCTTCGGAATATGATGACGATAATTCATTTGCGTTTTGTGAAGGAGAACCAAGTCCTCTCACAAAAAGGTAATTTGTACCACCAACACCATCCGAAGAAAATTCTGAAAATTGAGATGTACCACTTAGATTTCCAAAGAAGTTTCCCGTTACACTAACAGATCCGGTTATGTTTAAAGACCCACTATTAACTATAGTTTGTTTTAAATTGGATAACGTTATTTTATATGTTTTTTGATTTGGATAGATAACGGTCGTCAATCCGGTTAAGTTCGGATTTGTTATTTCATCTAATTGTGATATTTTCTTATTTGCCATTTTAAATAAATATTCATTCCATGTTTATTAGGTAATAATCTTCTGTGATTAGATAATCACCATCTTCCGATAAAACGGTATTATCTCCTGTCGTAAAAGGACTATCAACACAAGGAGCACCGCACTCCATAATAGAATAATGTGGTTTAGTTGACACCAAATAATGATGTCTTATTTCAGGATAAGTTAATGGTTCTTCAAAATATTTAAATCTTTTCAGGTTAAATTCTGTGGTTCCTGTATGTAAATTTTCAATTCCTAAAGTACCCCCTCCCCAAACCTGTACCATCTCATTTAGAGATTCCCTTTTTGATGGAATAATTTCCTCAAAATTATCATATCGATATATTAATCTACCATTGAGATATATTTTTAAAACTCCTAATCTTTTTTTTCTTTCTGAATTCCAATTGTTGTTTAAAACCTCAATAATGTCAAAATCTTCGGTAGATCCGGTTATAACATCCATGACATTATTTACTGTCCAACCAGTAACTAAATCATTCCATCCACCTTCATTTTCAATATCACAATCCAAATATTCCATGTACCTTTTAAAGGTTATGGTAATATTGAAATCATCACTCACACCATCTAAACAAAACAATGGTGTATACCCTGATGAAATATATGATGTTTCTGTGTACCCCGAAGATGTGTGACAATATCCCGAATAGTGGTATGAAACCCATTTTATTCTGCCATCTGACGTAAAAGAAAATGATAAATTATTATCTAAGTAATTTTTAGGATCGGTTTCCCCACTAATTCCCCAGTAATAAAAAGTGTTTCCACTTGTCCAAGACAAATCTTCCCTATTAAAAATAAAATCGAGCGTCCACCCATTCTCAGTTCTTCTTCTAACCAAAAAATTGCAAGTATCCCCCGTAAATTGTTGATTTATGGGGGTAATTATAGGTTTTATGTCATTTATTGGGGTTGAAAAACAACTTGAATTGATTGTTAAGCTTGAAAAAGATAACTCATTATTAAAATCTAAAACATTCGAATTGTAATCAGAACCAAACTCCGCTATTTCATAATCATATAATTCCGAAGTATCCAAAATTAAATCAACTCCCAATCCGTAATATTTTAAAATATTTTGACTACTCATTTAGTCATAAATATCTTTCAAAAGATTTGATATTTATTATAATAAACGGAAATTGATGAATAAGTTCATAAAACAAGTTATTGAAGAAAAATTTGTATCAAAAAAACAACAAAAGTTTTTTTATGCGAAATCTTCAGATAAATCATTACCCAAAAAAGAAAGAAAGAAATGGAAAAAGTGGGCAAATGAGTTTTCTAAAGATACTGACTTTGAAAAAATTCCAGAAAAAGTAGAAAAAGA